CGCAGCCATTGGTGCAGGGGCAGTTCAACAGGGTGCAGATGTAGGAGCACAAGCTTATACAGACTTGTACAACAAACTAATAGAACAAAAAGTACCCCCCGCAGAAGCGGCGTCACGCGCTTTAAATTTAGCTCGGGCGGCTGGAGTTTCCGGTGCAGTAATTTCTGTATTGGCCAACAACTTGCCCGGTGCACGCGCAATTGAGAAGTCTTTAGCGGGTTCCAAGGGGCAGGCAGGCCGCGTGGCCGGAGCTATTGAGGGTGTGCTAGGCGAAGGTTTAAGTGAGAGCGTGGAAGAGGGTGGCGGTAAGCTGGCCCAAAATGTGGCCATGCGTCAAGTTGACCCCACACAGGCGTTAATGCAAGGTGTTGGCGCGACTGCTGGCCAAGCTGCGGTATCCGGTGCGGGCATAGGCGGAATTGCAGGTGCGGCATCTAACAAGGCTCCAGTTGCGCCCCCACCTCCCGAAACACTTTCCACTGCCGCCTCTACCCCGGTCAAACCTGCTGGCCCAACGTACGAAGAGCTGCAAGCCCGCCTTGAGGTCGTGCAAGCACAGCCTAACTCCAAAGTGCGTAACCGCCAGCTAAAGGCTATACGCGACCAGATGGAAGCTATACCCGCGCAAGGAGAGCTGCCAGAGACTCAAATACCTCAAGCGCTGCCGCCTGAAAAAGACCTTACGGGTAAACCCGTACTCCCGAAAGCTACGCAGCCTACGGAGGGTTTGCGCGACGTAATTGGGGCCGAGCTGCCCGCCACCACAGAGGTACTGCAAGATGCAGGCATAGCGCCCACTCCAAAAGAACTGGAAGCTGCTGGCCAACAAACTATGGATTTGGGGGAAGTGCCCGCATCCAAACCAATTACCGAAGCTGATCTAGTTGGGCTGGGTGGGGCTTCGGCGTCTGTCTCCAAGGCCAACCGGCAGTGGCTCACTGACAATGTAGTTGGTAAACGGCCTGAAGAAGTCCTAACTTTTGCCCAACAGTACCCGCAGCTAGTCCCGGCAAACCGTTTTGTTAAAACTGTGCTGAAGAACTTAGCAGCAACTAACGCCTCCAAGGAGTATGTAAATGAAAACCCCACGTTGCCTGCAATTCAGCCAGCCGCTGGAGCCCGAGGACGTAAGCCAAGCGTGGGAGTACCTGTTCAGCCTGCCGTCGACACTAGCCAACAAACAGGAACCGCCCCTACCCCCGGAGCACCTACAGAACCTAGCGGACAGCGACTGGTTCCTCCTCAGCAGTCTGCTAACACAGGAGATGCACAGCAAGGAAAACAGCCGGGTGCACTAGCCCCACTACCTCCGCTGCCAACGCCCTCCAATGACCTTATTAAACCTAAAGCGCCGGTTAATACAGCGCCTGCTGCCCCTGCCGCTCCCGTTGAGCCTAAAGCTGCCCCTGCTGCGGCGGCTGCTCCGGTAATAACCCCTAAGCCTCTTCCCAAGCCCCCCGAGGTAACCGAAACCACTCGCGCTACCGCCGTTGCAGAAGTTCCACAAGTTGTTGAGGTCGCAGCTGCGAAGGGGGAGACTGCGGAAGAGAGGTCCAAGCGCGAGCTTAAACTTGAAGAGGATAAGCAAGCCCGCAGCGCAGCGCAAAAAGCCCAACGCGAAGCGCAGCTTGAAGTCGCTATGGACGATACCGCCAAGGCGGTTCGTGAAGCACCCGATGAGCCGCTTACGCCCGAGCATGCAGGAGCCGTTGACGAGATAGACGCCAAGCTCAACCTGTACGACACCTCAGAAGAGATCGTAAAGGCCCAACGCGCTGCTGCCTACATTGATGCGGTTGCTAAGAACCCCTTGGCTCCCATGGCCGTGCGGCAGTACGCGCAGAACATTGTAGATGGCCAGCTAGACCCCGTGGATATTGCAGCGGGCCGTAAGAAAGCAGGAAATAAGTTACTGGGTGTTTCCGATCGGTCCAACGAGACTCTGCTGCCAGCTAATGTAGTTGAAGAACTTAGAAATGGATCACTAGCCCGGGCTCTTAAAGCCCTTGGATTTGTTACCAAAGACCCATTGGCCAAAGCCGTAGCGCAACGCTTGTCACGGTTGCTAGGGGACACCAAGGTAACCATCGTAGACAGCCTGACGTACAAAGACAAAGAATATGCGGGGCTAGCTGCGGAAGACGGCTCTGAAATACGTTTGGACAGCGTTGCCGGGCTAAACCAAGAAGTGCTGCTGCACGAAGCCGTGCATGCTGCCACCGAACATGTCCTTAACATGAGCCCTAAGAACTGGACGCCGCAGCAAAAAGCCGCTGTGATGGAGCTTAAATCTCTTTGGGAGGCCGCGAAGAGCAGGCCCTCTATAATGCTGAGCCCTGATGCTCGTCGATCGTTGTCCGAATTTGTGACAGAAGCGATGACCAATCCAGACCTGCAGGTACAGCTGCGCCAAGCCAAGTGGAATTCCAAGGCTTTGTGGGAGTCTTTCAAACACGATATTCTGCGTTTGATCGGCGTTACAGTTCCTAAGACCATGTTCGACTACACCGTAGCGGCAATGGATACCATCTTTGATGCGCCCCCACAAGTAACAACTCGTGCAGTTACCCAGCAATTTTTGGGGGCCGTAGCCCCCTCGGTCAAGAGCCTTGTGGATGGGTCTGGCAACTTGAGCGCACCTGAGCGTAATATGCTTACCTCATTTTTGGATACGTTCAAGGCTGTACCGGGAGTGGATTACGTTACGCAATTCCGTACGCAGACTGCGGATATTGCAGCCACGATTGAGCACCGGCTACGGTCGCAGTTTGATGGCAAGGTTCGTGATGCCTTAGGCAACTTCAACCCAATGGGCTTGTACCGTCAAGCACAGGACGTCTCCAAGATGATGCTGCAGTTTTTGCAGACTGGGAGTATTGAAAAAGAAGCTATTACTGGCCTATGGAAAGTAGTAGCCAAAGAAGGCACTCGCGCTCCTGCTGAGGTGTACAACAAGCTGGATGCTTGGAGTAAGAAAAACGGCTACTCGTTTGAGGAAGGCAAAAAAATTGTTAGCCGTATCCTAGAGGGCGTGCGGCTTGACCAAATGCGCAAGTCTAACTTTACCGGGGCTACCGACTTTAATTTACACAAAATTGACAAGAGCTCCAACCTTTCGATAGATCAGCAGATCAATACTATGCTGACCGAATACAACGCTCAACCTGACTTGCAGGAAATATCCAAGCTTATGGATGAGGCGCGTATCGCTTTGGTTGACCACATGGTGGACGTAGGTCGTTTAACCCCGGAGAAGGGCAAGGAGTGGAAAGAGGTTGTTGGCTACGTGCCGTTCGACCGCATGGAGCAGTTTGCTACCAATTTTAACAAGGTAAAGCGTGTGGGTTCTCGTGGGTTAGCGCAAGTTGGCAAGTTGCCGGAGTTAAAGGGCTCTTTTGAGAAGCCTGTGGGCGACGTGTTCGGTAACTACATGAACACCCTTGGCTGGATGCTACGTCAGGTGGTGCATACAGATGCCACTGTGCGTACGTTGGGTGCGTTGCAAAGCATTAGCTACGCTAAGTTCTACAACACTAACCCTCGTTCTGACCATGTAGTGTCTGCCTACGTAGGCGGTGTATTGAAATACTGGGAGCTGCCGTCCAAGTATGACGAGATGGCGTTCAAAGACTTGAACAAGCCGCAGGCTACGTGGATTCAAAACCTTGGGGCGTTCTCCAACGTGTTGCGAGCTACGGTTACTGCATTACCTCCATTTGCACTAAAGCAAGTGACGGACGACGTGCAGCGTGCCATCATAACCTCTGGGGTTAAAAGTCCTGCCGCGCTGTTGCGTATGGCCCTGACTAACTTCCCTAAGCTGGTCGTTGCTGAGATGCGCGGTATTGAGCACCCGTTGGTCAAGCAGTTCGGTGCCTATGGCTTGTCGGGGGAGTACGACTTTCAGCAGAACAAGCCCGCTGACTCGCTGTTAAAGGATATGGGGTACTCCAAGCGATCCAAGTTCGGTGCCCTTATGCACAAGTTAGAAGGGATTACCCGAGCGTCTGACTTGGCGGTTCGTGCTGCCATCTACGAGCAGACCCTAAAAGAATCCAACAACGATGTGCTGCTGGCACAGACCCGCTCACGCGAGTTCATCAACTTCCGACGCCGTGGAGCCAGCGAAGCTATTGGGGCTATGGTCACCACTATCCCGTTCTTTAACGCGTACGTACAAGGTATGGACGTGCTGTACCGTGCGGCTTCCGGCAAAGATGCTAGCGCGTCTAATGGGCGGTCTCTAGCTCGCCGTATGTTCTGGACTCGGGCACTCACAGTAACGTTTATAAGCTCTCTGTATGCACTGAGTAAGAGCGATGACGATGAGTACAAGGACATGGACCTGCGTACGCGAGACAACAACTGGATATTCCCCAATGGCTATAGGTTATCTGTACCGGGCGAAATTGGTGCAGTGTTCAAAGTCATCCCTGAGCGGGTTGTAGAGTACATGCGCCGCCAAGGCACCGTGGAAGAACAGTCCGCATTTGAGGTTGTAGCGTCAACCCTATCGTACATGTACGAACAGTACCTTGGCCGGGTCAACCCAATACCGCAGGCCATCAAGCCGGTGCTGGAGGCATGGTCTAACAAGTCGTTCTTGACCGGACGGGCTTTGGAGGGCTACCACCACGGGCAGATGGACCCCAGTATGCGCCGTACCGAGAACACCTCTGAGCTGGCCATAGCCATTGCAAACTTTGCACGAGACGAGTTAAAGATGGAAGTATCTCCCATCATGCTTGACAACACTCTGCGCGGATACTTTGGCTCGACTGCGGCGCTGGTGACCGCCACTACGGACGCCATGCTAAACCCCGACAAGGTCGACCGCCCCCTGCACAAGTGGGCCCTGTTTAGCAACTACATGTACGATCCGATCGGCACCCGCAAGGTCACGGAGTTTTACGAGCAGCGCGATGAGTCTATGCGAGCTACGGTCACGCTCAAAGAACTTATGCGGACGGATATGGACAAGGCAGCTACGTATGCCGAAACCCACATGGATGCATTGGCCTTGGAGAGCGCCGTTCAATCTACATTGCATCAACTGCAGCAGACACGGGCCTACCGGAAGTTTATAAACAGCGCGGAGGGGGCCAAAACTATGACGCGTGACGACCGTGAGTCGCAGCTGGAAGAGCTCAAGAAGATGGAAGTCTTGATGACCAGCTGGGTGCGTGAAGCGCAAGTTGCTCTACGACATCAGTAAACTCGCCAAACCCTGACCCCGTAGCGCCCGTACTCGCAGCGGGAGTAGAGGTCAAAAACGTAGGGTAGTTCTTTGTACGCCGCCTTAAGCACCTCCTTGACCTGCTTGGGGGTAGCGGTCGTCGGTATAAAAAACGAGTTGCCCGGCTCCAGCTTGCGCCAGTCGAGGTAGTAGTCCACCCCGTACAGGGTGAATACCTCAGGTATCTCAGGGGCCGGTGGGGGTGAACTGCGTCGCATCTATACCTAGTGCCTTAGCGTCAAACACATAGCAGCGGGTGAGGATACCGGCCATGCCGCCCAAGGCTCCAGCGCCGATACGCAGGGGGTGTGACTTGCCGTCATGCTTCATGAATTTGGAGTTGTTCAACCGCACCAGCGCGTCCTTCACGTCCACCTGTCTGCTAGCAAAGAACTTGCGAAACTCTCCCGCCGGTACAGCCATCTCTTGAGTGTCAGGGTAGTAGCGCAGCCGCAGGGGGCCGGTCGGGGTTATGCTGGGGGCCTCTGGTGCACCGCTCTTGCTGACACTGTTGGCTACCAGTGCGTTACGCACGTTCTCGTTCACGTAGCTAGCTAGCGTTTCTTGTGCCACCACGTCAGCGTCGTTAGTAGTCTGCTGGATATTGAGGCGGTTCTCAGTAATCTGGGTAAGCATAAAGGCGTAGACGCGGGGTATCTCAATGTCATGTATCCCCAACTTCTGGGCGACGATTGCCCCTGCCATATTAATTGCTCCCCAGCAAGAGTAGAACCGATCTGAGGCGTTGAGGTTCAAGTCCCTGTCAATCTGCTGCTGCATCTGCAAGCACAGTCTAAGCACCTTCTCTTGGTTTGCGACTACGTACGCCATGTAAATAGGGCCCGCCACACCAAAGTTGCGCTCCAGTTGACTGAACACCGCGTCAATCTCTTCTTTGGTTGCGCCGGTATACCGAGGCACCGACATCTCTATGGTACGGCTCAGCTCCCCGTTGGAGGTCGCCTTAAGCTGCATAAGCTTGTCCACAAAAGACGCGTTGGCCGAGGTGATTGTCATGCCACACCACGTCGTAAAGTTGAGGCGCATCGTGTTGGTCTGCGAGTTCATGCGGTTCTTACCGCGCCCGTTGGTCACGCCATAGGCCAGCGCCGATAGGTTCTCAGCAGTCTCGTTGGTGATCTCGTCAATGGTGTTGGCAATGTTGTTCAGCATCCCCAGCATGTGTATCTTAGAGGCATAGGTGTCGTCCTGCTTGCTTAGTAATTTGTCAGGGTGTCCAAAGATGGAGTTGACCATCATCTGTGCAGTGCTCTTGCCGGAACCGGAGCCGTTGGACTTCAGATGCACAAGCACCCCTTTGACCGTCGTTCCACCAATGAACCGCAGTAGGGGAGACCCAAAGCCGCAGAACAAAGTCAGTGCGTGCACCTCAAGGCCCGGGCGGTTGTAGAAGTTGGCCATGTTCTTCCAAGCGGCTAGGGTGCCGGTGGGTTTAAAGTACGCGGCCAGTTGGCGTGTACTACTAGCAGGGGGTGCAAGCTTGGTGCCGGTAGCCGTGTACTCTAGCTCCCCAACTACGAACCCTTGGTTGTCTGGGGTCCAGCCCATTTGATTACGGGTTTTGTTGGCAGCGACTTGGCTCTGCAGCCTGCGAATGGATGATGCGAAATAGGCCATGATTGCGTCAATAGTTTTGCCGTAGGCTACCACCCCGTTCTTAACGAGAAGGCCCCGTAGCTTGTCGGTTGTAAAAACATCTTGGGTAGTGGTAAAGAACCGGCGCACCCCATCGTGCGGTAGGTGCAGGTTGATACCGATCATCTCGCCATCCCCGTTCCCAGATTCGTCAGAGTCAAAAAACCGTTCCGTTATGTACAGGTCTTGCCGGTAGATTTCAATCTCGCCGGGGTTGCCGTTAGCGTCCTCCTTCTTCATAAACACGCCGCCCTTAATACCACGGAAGTAGGGGAACGGGTACTCAGGCACCTTCAACATGACGGATGGGGACTCAGGGTCTTCCGGCTTCTCAATCAAGTACATACCGTCTACAACCGCAGCTTGCTCCACGTACTTACCAAGACTGATGGGAGAGGTACCTTTAAACTCGCAACCCTTGCAAAGCTCGCCGTAATTGTCCCGGTACCACTCGCAGGTGTAGGGGCCCTTGGTCTCCGCAGCTTTGGCCTCAGTAGCCTCAGCGGTATAGCCGGGGTGCCTCTTGGACAGGTCATGGATGGCCGTGGCACCATCTTCGCAACGGTAGGCAATGGACAGCGCGGCCCGCCACAGCGGCTCTTCTAACGTAGCTGCGCTCAGTATGGCGTGCTTGATCTGGGCGCATCCTTCGTCGTTCCCGCTCTTGATTGCAATTACCCGAAACTTGGTCTTAGGGTATTCCCCACCAGCAAGGTCGGAGGTCACGGAGTCCGTACCAAACATCTTGGCAGCAGACAAGTCAACAGGTGCCGATGGCAGGCCCGCAATGAATACGTCCAGCGTAGAGGGCAGGCCCAAATGGACGATCTGAACCGGGCGGCTACCGCCGTTCTTAAAGTTTGATGTGCCGGGAGTACGCAAGATGCGTACACAATCCGAAGTTACTTGTGGGTCGGCATGCAGATTGTGTTGTGCACACAACCGCTTAAGAGATTTGGCGTGAACTAACCACACGTCTACGGGCAGGTCTTCGGTAAGCGGCCAGTACACATGCAGACCGCCGCCTGAATTGACAACGGTAGGTTCGGGGAGTTGGGTGGTGAGTATGAAGCTCCTAAGAGCTTGTGCGGCGTCAGCTTGATCGGCATAGGGTTTACCCGTACCGCAGTCCAAGTCGAGAAAGAAGGAGCGAAGGAAGGCAGCGTTCTCTGCCTTACGACTGGAGCTATCGTTGAATGTGGCCAGTGCGAAGTAGGCATCTACTCCTGAGCTCACTAAGCCTGTACCTACCGCATCAACATCATCAATCGTCGCGTGGAAGTTCTGTTTGACCAGCCCATTCCGAATACCCACCGTGCAGTACATGCCCTGTGTGGGCAGTACAGATGATAAAAAATCAGTCATATAGCTTCACGGTGTAGCTAAAAAGAAAAGGGCGGCGGGTCTCCCCACCGCCCCGCCGGGCGAAATTACTTGCGCTTGATTAGCTTTGCAAGTACTTCAGGTATGGCTTGGTATTGCGACCACCGAGGCTCAGTTTCTGCTACCAACCAGTTGTACACCGTAGCCCGAGTCACGCCAAACATCTCAGCCACCACCGTAATGGGGACCTCGCTGTCAAGGCACGCTTGTGCTAGCCGCTGAACATCCTGCAGTTGGTCTCGCTTCGCCGCTTTTACCCGGCGAACAAACGCAGTGCTGTAGCCTCGGGTTGCCATTACTCGTCCACCGACCAGTCGCTGAGGATGTCAGCCACGTTCTTTGCAGCGGGTGCAGCGGCAGCGGGCTTGGCCGAACTGCGCTTCACTGGCTCAACCGTTTCCACCGTCTCAGCCGTTGCCTTGCTGGCCTCAGAGAACTGAGGTGGGGGCGACGCGAATGCCGAAGGCAGCGCGATGGAGTGAGACGAGTCCTTGCTGGCCACCATCTTGAACTCAACGGCTTGCTTGGCTTCTTCCGACTCACCCTGCACCTTGGCCGACTCCCACTCAGGGCGAGTCAACGGACGCACGGCGCGGAACTTCATGACCGGCACAGCTTCGCTCGTATCGAAGCGGGCTTCCGTAACCAGACCCGTGATAGGCAGACCATGGCCAGACAAGAACTTACCATATGCTTGCAGGGGCATCTTGTCGCCCTCGGCCCGACCAAAGTAGGACTTGGCAGGAACCTGCAGACGGTAGACGTTACCGCTAATGTCGTTCTCCAAGGCCACGGCCAGACGCTTGCTGTAACGGCATGCACGGGACTTGCCTTCACCCGAACCCTCAATGTTTTGCTTGCAGGTAGTGCAGCTGGAACTCTGGGGGTTCAGCACCTCTTGGTTGGGGACCACACCTTCAGCCGACCAGCAGGATGGTTTGACGTTGGCACCCTCTTCGTACTTGCCTTCGTAGAACGTGCGGGACACGCCCTTGCTAGCAGCCACGATAACGAAGTTCATGGCGCGGTCTTCATTCTTGGAGACCTCCTCACCGCCGACGATCATGCGCCACACGCCGCCCTTGATAGAGATTTGCTTACCGCCGGTACCGCCGGTAATGTCCTTAAGAGTTTGGTCGTTGACGTCACGCAGGAAGTCAGGGATAGCGGCACCAGAAGAGAAAAGAGTTATGTTACTCATGGAAATTCCTATAGATTAGTTAGAAGCACGGCGAACAGTGATGGAGTATTTCGACTCCAGATTTACACCCTCAGGCATGAGGTCCGGGAACTCGTCAAGGAACTGCTTGAAATTGCTTTGGGCAATACGGCGCTCCAGAAGGTCGGGGACATCATGCTCTCGGATGAACTTGTACATACTGTCCCAGTCACTGGTCCAGTATCGGGTCTTAACAGACCGTGTGAATGAGCCAGCGGAGGTCTTACCCCCGTCTTGGCCAGTAGCTTTGCAGATGCCCAACAGCTCTTGCTCAATAGCATCAAGCTGGGCATCCAGCGCCTTGATGGCGTCTTCCATTTCTTTGGTTTTTACTGCCTTGGCGTCACGTATCTTGACGTACACCGAGACTAGCTTTTCAGCATCCATGTTGTTTCTCCGGTTGACTTACGTTTAGGAAAGTGGGGCTAGCCCACAATTCAGATTATACACTGTCTAATCTAGTCGTCAAGCACTTGTTTATATAAATCGACTAGACCTTGGTGCAAGTCAATGTTGCTCTGCAGCATGGTGTACATCCGGCGCTCCACAGGGCTGCCCTGTAGGTGCGTTACCGTGACGTGGTTTACTTGTCCGGCCCGGTGGGCACGGGAGTTAGCTTGCAGGTAAATCTCGGTGGATGATACAGGCCCCCACCACACAACTTGGTCCGCTTTTGTTAGGGTTATCCCGTGGGCTGTAGCCTGTGGGCTAAGCAAAAGTATGCGTGGGTCGTCCTCTGTCTGGAACCGCTTGATGATCTCTGCACGCTGGTTGGGTAACATGCCGCCTTGGATAGCCTCAACGCTGTACCCGGACTTGACTAATACGTCACGAAGCATGTCAAGGGTGTGCCTATACGGCACAAATATCAAGATTTTGTTGTCGGTGCTCTCGATTACCTCCATGAGTGCCGCGATGCGGTTGCTGACATCGAACTCCACCACCTCTCCAGTATCCGTATAGACCGCACCTTGAGACACCTGCAGAAGCTTGTTGAGCATGGCCGCTGCGTTGACTGCGGTGATCTCCTCGCCTGCTGCTACTGCAATCATTTGCTTCTTGAGCTGCGTGTAGTACTTCATCTGCTGCGGGGTAAGGGGCACGTCCCGTGAGGAGTACAACAGGTCCGGTAGGTCCAGACATTCGGCCTTGGTAAAGCGTATCGCTGGCTGCAGCACGTTGTACACCGTCTGCTGGGAGTCCTGCTTGGGCACCCACTTGTACTGCGTAAGCTTAAGCATCACCTTGTCGCGGAAGGCCCCGAAGAACTTAGGCACCGAGGTGGGGTCGACCAGCTTGGCCAAGCCATAGGCGTCCACAGGGGATTGCGATGCAGGGGTGCCGGTCATGAGCCACAAGCGAGTGTTGGGTTTGACAAGCGAAGCGAGATACTTCCACCGATCGGTGGCCACGTTCTTTACGGCATTGGCTTCGTCTACGATGATGAGGTCAAACCCACCGTCCATAAGTTCTTGGCTAACAACCTTAACGCCGTCGAAGTTGATGATAACGAACTCGTAACCCTTGGCAATGATCTCTTGGCGTTGGGTGCGTGCCCCTTGCGCAATGGCCACGGTGCGGTGCATAACCGTCTTAAACAAGTCCGATCGCCATGCTGTCTCCATGATGGACACGGGGCACACCACCAGCACACGCTTGACCTTGCCTTGGGTCATGAGGTAGTCCGCAGCCCATGCAGCAGCGCCTGTCTTGCCTGTACCTGCTTCGTTGAACACGTAACAGCGGGGGTTGAGTGTGAGGAAGCCTGCAGTAGTTCGCTGGTGGTCAAACGGGGTAAACATGCCGGGCCAACCGTAGCGCCCCAGAATGGGACTGGGCACGTCCTTGATACCCATATTGCGTAGGAGTTGCACCTCGTCAAACTCCCAATTTACTAGCAGTCGGTCAACGTCGCCGTTGGAGGCAATGACCTTGCTCTTGGGTATGAGGGCAGTGATTTGCGCGGCTTTGCGCGTGTTAAATAGCAACGCTTTATCGTCGATGATTTGCATAAGATGAATAGAAGTAAACGGAAAAATAGCCGGGTAGCTAAACTACCCGGCTCAAGACCCAACAGGAGAGACTCAACATGCCAACTGCTTGGCACGGAAATCTTACACTACTTTTTTGCCTCGCGTTTGGAAATTTGGGACTTCAACGCACCGGTTTTGGTGCGAGAGAAGCTGCGGTTTTCGGCTTTGGATGCCGCTCGTAGGTTGCCCACCTTAGTGGCGTTGCCGCCTTTACTCAAGGGCTTGACGTGATCTACGTCCACGCTGTCAGGCAACGTACCGTGTGCCTTCTCATAGGCTCGTCGCGCCTTGTGGCGCTCGGATTGGTTGTGTAACTGCTCGGGGGTGCCTTGGTACTTTTTGTACTCTTCAGCGTAGTTTCTAGGTTTAGCCACGGTTGTACTCACATGTAGATACAGGGCAGAACTTACACAGAGCGGAGCTGCGGGGATTCCATACTCCAAGCTCTACAGCCTTCTCAATCGCATCAGCCCTGCCAGCCCATTTCGACAGGATTGTGGGGAGTTCGGCACGAGTGAACTCGGCCTTGATTACATCACCGATAACTACGAACAGCAAGACGCCCTTGACGGTGTTTACCTTTGGGTGGTAAAGCATAACCATTGCAGCCATAAGCTCAAGCTGCGCGATGTCGGCGTATCGGCTGGACTTGCCCGTCTTGTAGTCAGCTACTCGGGCGATGCCCTTTTCATGGTTGATGGCAAGGTAGTCCGGTACGCCCCGGAACCATACTTCTGGGTCAAAAAACTCACACGGCGTAAAGTTAGCTCGGATTGCCATCCGCTCTTCGCATCGAATGTCGGCGTTGGCGTTGGCAAGAGGCTCCACAAAAGGTTTGAATTGCTCGTAGGCTGTTGGGATTGGGGTTTTGTCACGGATGTATTCTTCAAAGGCTTTGTGTACTGCAGTGCCGTACAACGTAGCCTCGGTGTCTTTCGATTTGAATTTTTTGAGAATGCGAACCTCATGGTACCTGCGGGGGCACCCCTCAAAGTCTTTGACGGACGAGTAGGAATGGGCTAGTGCCATGGTGTTCTTTCGTTTGTTTGAATGTCAGATTTTAACAGTCTCCATAGCTAGCCCCCATACCAGACTCGCAAGCCAGTGGCAAGTCTTGTGCCCACAGGGGACGCCAGCGCATGTTCTCCTCTACGAACCGCCGAGCCTCGTCTGCCTCCTCCACCTTGGCCACGATCGCAATGGCGTCATGCACAGTCAGCACCACCTTGTAGCGCTTGGCGATACGCAGCATCTGCTCGGCGATGATGCACCGGGCCACAGCTTGGCAGAAGTTCTCTACGACCTTCCCGCCGTACACCTTGACGCTTATGCCTTTAGATTTGTACACCCACTCTTCCTTGCCGTCGTCAATACGGTGCATCAGGTCAGGGTACTGGATGTGCAACCCATTGGGTAGGCTCAACCCCTTGCTGGGTATGGCGTGCACGATACCTACTGCGTCCACTTGTGACCCGTTACCCACGAACAGCGCATATAGCGCTCGGTCGGCTTTGCGCCACACCTCAGGGATGCGAGGGTATGCCGCCAGG